GTCCTTGTCCCAACCCTCAGAGCTTACGCGACTTAGAATCTCTTGGGGTGTCATTGGCTTACGTGTGTGACAGCGAGGTGCGTCGCAGAAATTTGTTGTGTAGCTTGGGGCGAAGAACTCTTCGTCTGGTGCTAGGACTTGCACTACTGGCTCGCCCTGATCTTCAATGGTTACTGGGATCTTAGCTGTTCCAGTTTTGCGTAGTTCGCGGAGTGCCTTCTTTACGCGCTTCTCGTTAATCTCCCATCCTGGGATTGAGTTAAATACTTCCAGTGCTTCCTCCACGCGGTCTTCGTCGGCTAGGATCTCAATGTAGTCCTCTGCTTGATCTGGGAAGCTCTTCTGGATCTCCTCTAGGTCAAAGACCTTCTCGTAGGAACGCTTGGTGGGGGTCTTGTAGTCGCAATATGCCACACGGAGAGACTTCTCTTGTGCGTAGTTGTCTGACTTCTCCATTTGCTGCCAGAAGTCTTTGATACCAGCGTCACGTAGCCACTTCATAAAAGCTGTGACCTCTGCTGAACGTGCTACGTCTTGAATGTTGCGTGGATAGGCACGGATCGACGACTTGCGGAGTGCGTTCTCGTTGATGGCGATCTGAGAGGAGATGTGATACTCAGCCAAGTGTACCTCGGTGTCGCTAGAGTTCTGGAACGGAAAAGCCGTCTCACCAGACTTCTTCAGGTCGGTTGTCTTGCCCTCCCATTGACAATGGCGGATGTCGGCAGAATCCGAGCATCGTTTGATGAAGTCAGCAAGACTGTCCACATCCTCCTCAAAGGTTTCCTTGAACTGATTGTAGTCGAACTCGTCGAAATACACATCCGACTCGTCTCTGTCTTGATTTCTATTTATAGCCATTGTTTTCATTTTAACACAGACAGTCCTATTGATTAATTACGCCGCACTGACTCGATACCGAGAGACTAACACGCGTGTCAAGCCCTCGCCTAGACTTGACTGAACTCGCTATCTTCGCGAGTCGATTTTCGTCGTATCCAAGTGAGTCAGCCCAGCCCTCATCGGTCATAGCGTCAATATTACCGACCTTATCGTTTCGTATCATGTCGATTGTCGCCCATACGTCGGCGTTGTCTGCTATGAATAGCCTAGATGGCTGGGTATCGGTAGTATGCTGTTCCATCTTGATCTACTTTGTTGACCTTGAGTCGCTTGCCGACGTGGTTGATGATGTGCTTGTGGCGCTTAGGCACTGATACGCGAACCTTCCTGCGTGTGTCTGGGTCTTCAGCAAATATGAAGCGAGGATTGCCCGTCTGGTGGTGCAGGACGCGAACCGTGACGATCGCTGGTGCTGCTTCCTCGATAACTTTGATCTCACCCTTGATTTGCGCTGTGATCTTGAGAACACCCGTCGGCAGGATGTATTTGCCGTCTAGGTCTTCTTCTGAACATACAGCAGCTCGTAGCTTGCCAATTGACATTGCTGTGTATGGTTTACCTAGCTGTTCCGCTAGGGACTTGCAGGTTTCGTGTTCTGATTCTGTCATAATTAATATCCTCCTGAGCTGACCAAGCACTTTAGCTTGCCGCCCGAGTAGTGTTCTGGTCCTTGACCGTAGTTTGCTGTTCGCAGATAGCGAAGGCAGTCAATAAAGTCCTTCAGTGCTTCGTCCTTCTTCTTTTGTGCGCCATAGTTGATGATAGCGTAGATTAGATTGCCGCAGTCCTCATGTATGTAGACGCGAGGCTTGTTTGCGCCGTCGATAGGCAGGTTTACGTTGTAGAAGAACCAATCGTCGATAGCGGTAAGCCCTTGCTCCTCCTGTGACCCCATAGATGGCACATAATGGAAGTCGTGGGCTGAAAACTGGTCAAATAGGTCGGTATTGTCGGCATTCTCGTTAGCGAAGAAGCGGGAGTCACCGATACGCTCAAATGGCTCGATTCCTAGCTCTTTCTCGATGTCTGAGAACAATTTGCAGTATCCGACGACATCATAGCCTAGTTTCTTCGATGCTGGTCCAAATTTCCAGTGCGGATCACCGAACTCAGCCCAAGGTCCGTAGGTCTTGCGGTCTGGCCACTCCCTACGGATGTAAATCTCCGTGTCTGAGCCTACACCCGTCACTCCAGCCCACAGACTGGTGTAATTACGAGCACCAGCGGGGTCAACCACTTGGTAGCAGGTGAACTTCTTCTTGTCCGACAGGTCGGGGAAGTCCTTATGGTCCAGCACGTGGACGCTCTGACTAAACAGAGGGAACAGAGATGTCATTGATTTGACTGGAACACCATATGCACGGGTTAGGATCTCGTCCCGTGTGCTGTGCTTGAGTTCCTTTGCGATACGCTCATATCCGCCGAACGGATTGAACTCAGAGTGGAAGTATACGATACCTGCATCCTTCTCTGGGCTATATTGCGTCACTGGAACTTCTTCGTCATCTAGCAATGGTGCTTTGCGCGTTTTCCTTGTCTCTGCTCCCTTTAAAAACTCAGCTACGAATGGCGTGTAGCCGTCGATAGGCGTAAACGTCAGCATCATCTTGGCATCCCGTGTAGCTAGGCGGAATCGCATGGTGCGAATCAGGTCGCCGTCTTCTAGGTACTCGTCTGGCCATAGACCGATGTTGTGCCATTCTGGTGTCTTAGAACCTAGCTCAAGACCCTCAAACTTACTTCTGTTAGCAATGAACTGGCTGTATGTATGGAACAGCACCTGTGAGCCATTAGGTAGGATGAATGACTGCCCAGTAAAGCCGTTCTTTACAGTGTAGTTCAAATACTCCAGCACACCCTTGGTCTTCACCTTGAACTCTGGCGGCAAGTAGCGGTAGACGGCTGATTGCTGCGTCCTGATGGATGCGTCAGCGTCCTGCGCGAAACATACGATGATAGACTTAGGGTTCTCTAAGGCAGCCTTCACGACGCTCCTAGCGCCATACTCGGTTTTTGAACTACGATTGCCACCAAAGATCATGAGCGTGTCGTAGTCCTCAAGCATCTTGTCAGCATACACCCAGCCCTCTAGCGATACACCGAAGTTCAGCGGGTCAGCGTCAGCGTTGGCTATAGCGTCCTCGTGCTGGCGGTGCATCTCCATGAGTGCCTTTAGACCCTCTGGCTTCGTAGAGCCGTCGTCATTGAAGCACAGCCTCTTGATGGCCTCGGGAGATGGACCCTTGAGTATGGGGTGATTTGTGAACTTCATGCTAGTCTACAATTTCTGCCTCTGGCAAGCCCTCAAGCATCTTACGAGCATACTCCTCAGCCTCGTCTAGCGTCGTGCGATGTTCGACGACGACCTTTTGAACGTTGTTACCCGTCAGCTTTGAGTGAATGTCGTTGAACGCTTGTAGGCTCTTACCCTGCTTGAACAGCTCGTTGCCGTCAATCTCAATGTCTCCACTCTCAACGCGGTCAGAGTAGCTGTTCTGCGACTTGCGGTAGGTGTCTAGCCCCTGGAATAGGACTGATGAAATCTCAGATGCCCATGCGTTGCGGATCTCTGACGACTCTGGGTCTGCCATTAGCTCCGTCTGCACATCGTAGTAAAAATTTTTTGTGATATTGTTCTTGCGGAGGAACACACTGACCTCATTTGGCTTCTGGATGATATGCTGTGCGACCAATGCCCACCGCTTGGGGTCACGCTTGCACCACGCACGACCATGCCCAGTGGCTTCCTGTGCGTCCCTGAGCTTCTTCGTGATGAAGTTCTTAGTCTCGATGGTTAGTTCTTCGCTCATAATTAGTCCTCGTCCTCATTTTCATCCTCGACATTGCTCCATATAGCGTTGTCCATCATCATCATCTCTTGGGACATATCGATCAGACTATCGGCGAATAGCATCTTGCCCACTCGCCAGTTACTGTAGTCGTAGCACAAATCTCCGTCTTCGTCGATGATCGCGAAAGCGTAGTTCATGGAGTGTTCCGCCAAGATAGCGTTGATCTTCCCTAGCACATCGTCAACGTCTTCCATTATTTGCTCCCTCCGTAAATTGTGCGCGAACGAACCCCCACTGGCAGCTGATCCTTGGGAACCTCCCGCTTATCCGAAGCCTTGCGAGTGTCCCGCTTGATTGACGAGAGATTGCTGCGATACTTAGCGGCATCTCGGTTTAGTGTTCTTGGCTGACTTCCTTTAGTTGACATGACTATAATTCAATCTCCTCTGTTAGTGCTTCCGCCGTTTCGAGTTCAGCTCGTGTGGCTTCTGCGTTTTGTTTAAATATTGTTTTTATGCAATGGACCGCAAATGGCTCGGATGTCTCACGTAGCAGTATCCTCTCCTGCTCTGCTGCGGACAGCGTTCGCCACCACCAAATGCTGTATTCCTTTGCCATTTCCCTTACCTTACAATACGTGTCAAGTCGCTTGACGGCCATTGACTTTTATGCTATAATATAGCCCATGAGAGACATACTAAACACAGAGTGGAGGTATAACCCAGCGTGGCCTATTGACGACAGCGATACCGATGAATCCATTTGGGCAGACCCCGCCGTGTCAATGAAGGCCAAGGGGCTGTTTGGCTACATGAGGAGCAAGCCAGCCAACTGGGACTTCTCTTGCAAGCGCATAGCATGGGACATGAGGGACTCCACGAAGCCCATACAGCTCGCCATGAAGGAACTTGAGGGTAGGGGCTACCTAAGCCGACACAAGCTCGGTAACGGTCGTCTCACGCACACTATATCGGCATCCCCATACGT